TTACATCCACATAATTTGCTGCCCTGACGGCAACGGGTGCGGCCTCACGGCGTGGACTTCTCCCGGCTTCACGATGTATCTCTGTACCGACTCATAAGTGATGAACGTGGCGCTGCAATTCACGTTCTGGCACTGGTGATAACGCTCTTTTGTCGTGTCAGTGATATAGCGGCTTGTACGCGCATGTGCGGCATGCTGGCATAAAGGACAATGAAACATCGCGAGCACCTCTTCCGGTTTTGTTGATGTTGCCATTTTAGTTAAATTACCCTTATAAAACAAATAGATAAATAAAACACATCACTCATCATCTTCTGTTTCGTACTCCACATCAGAAAGCCTGACCTCAAGCTCTAAGGACGTCGTGAAGCCGCTATTATTCAGAAAATGTGTCACCTTAGTGATTGTCCAGTCCTGCTCGTCTATGACGCGCTTAAAGCCTGACACTTTAACCGGTGTTTCCGTGTAAATATCTGCCCGACCGGTAGCCAGGCTGATGGAAAACTCCGCGACGCCCCGTTGCAGTTTGTCCCACTTCGCCTGAGCGGCGCGCATGGCCTGCGCTTTCGTGGCATATACCGTGGTCAGTGCAAAAACGTTGTCAGCCTCACCGGCCATGTATTCACCTTCGCGCGCTTCCGGTACTTTAGGCGCTTTCTTCTGCCTGACCGGTTTCGCTTTGGGATGCTCCAGTGCGCGCAGGTGTTTCTCTTTCTTTTTGCGTTTCAGTTTTACCTTCTGCTTTTGCGGCTTCGGGTCTTTGGTGTGAAGCCACTTTGCCGTTACGCCGGTGTAGGCTCCACGGTCAGCAATCGCAAAATGATGACGGTCGCCGTCGCTGCGGGTGATGGTAATCTGCGGGATTTTTTTACCGCTGGCCGTCACCCCCTGCCCCGCTTTGAGAAACAACAATTTTCCCATTTTTACCGACACCTCACCGCCGTTGCGTTCAGCAAGGCGGGTCAGGAATTTTGCATCAGACTCCTGCGACTGGTCGATGTGCGGGATTTTAATTCCGGCCAGTGACGGAGCGACACTGGCTTCCAGCCTGTTACGGGAGGCTATCGCCTCAACAATCGCACCGAGCGTGGTGTCATGCCATGAGCCTTCCCGGCGGGAATTGAGCGTCCCGCGAAAATCTGCACTCCGGGCGCGGATGGTAACCACATCCGGCGCGCCCCGGTGTTCAACCTCATCAACGGTAAATTTCCCTTTGCATACCAGGGCAAAACCTTTCCAGCCGATATACACCGTCAGGACAGCGCCACGAACCGGCAGCCCGACCTGCCCGTCGGCATCGTTCAGTTCAATATCAAGCTGGTCAGCCTCAAAGCCCCGGTTATCCGTCAGGGTCATGCTCATCAGACGGTCGCTGATATTGCCGGTAATATCCCTGCTGTCGAGCATCAGCATGTAATCCGGCGTCAGCGTACTGCCTGCATCAAATGTCAGCGCATCCAGCATTATCCCGCCCCCGTCATACCCGTGAATTTAGTCGCCATACTGCCAGCCTTACCGATGAGCGATTCCGCCTGTTTACCGATATCGCCATAAAGCGCGGCCAGTGATTCATCAACGCGGGTGAGCGACAGCGTAAAATCAATTTTTCGGGGTGTGCCGTCTGCAAAGAAAATACTCCCTGTTTCACTCACCCTGCTGATGACATACATGCCGTAAATCATGCCGGTGCCATCCAGCAACGGCCACGCCCGACCTTCCTCTGCCATCAGCCTGAGCGTGGTCATCGTCAGCTTTCCGCCGGTCAGCTCGGGATAAAGCACACCGGCAAGCGTGATGTTTTCCTCGCCAACACCGAGAAACTGAAAGGCATCCCGTTTACCGATACGGGAATTTGACGGCCAGCGATAATCTGATTCACGCTGCATGGTCTGGTGTGGCAGCGTCTGGCGCATAAAAACAAACATACCTAACGCGAGCATCATTTTTCGTCACCTCCTTAACCGTCATGCATCATGCTGGCACGGGCGCGCGCACGTTTATCCCGCTCGTATTTTTCAAGCGCATCCTGTAACTGGCGGTCAAGCTGTGTCCCCGGCGCAGTACCACCCGTCAGGCTGATGTGATATTCGTTTTTACTCTGGTCTACATAAGAGCGACCAGCCGGTGCCGTGACCGGCTGATAAGCCTGATAGCCTGCATAAGAGCTGGTCGCCGGAATATAACCACCGCTGCCATACGTGGCGGCTTGAGTTCTGGCGGCGGTCTGGTCAAGTGTGTCTGACTCTTTGTTGATAACACCGAGTTTTTCCAGTACCCAGTCAATACCACTGCGCAGTTTGTTGAACGCATTAAGCGGCAGCATCAGCGCGTCAGCCAGTGCCTGCCCGAACATGACCCCCGTGTCACGGCAACTGTTCAGGGTGTCCTGAGTGGCTTTGACCGGGGCAATCAGGTTTTTAAACCACTGCCACGCGGCCTGTAACTTTTCACCCAGCCAGTCAAACACCGGCTTAAGTGGCGTGAACAGTTCCCCCACCGGCGCAAATGCCACTTTCAGCCCTTCAACCACACCGCCAAAGAATGCGCTGACAGGCTCCCAGTATTTACGGATAAGCAACGCCCCGGCGACAATTGCGGCCACCACGGCCACAACCGGCCAGCTAATAGCCCCGATGGCGGTCATAACAGCACTGCCAACCGTCGTGAAGACTGCCCCCATTGCGCCTGCTGCCGCGATGATGGCATTGATGCCGGTGATAACCGGCCAGGCTACAAGACCAATTGCACCGATGATGCCAGTCAGCGCCAGCGCGCCACCGGCAATGATGCCGATGGTTGACGCCAGTGATTTGTTTTTCTGGATCCAGCCGTCGAGTTTTAACACATACTTTGTGGCCGTCTGCGTGAGCTTACGCAGCGCGCCTTCCTGCTGGTCAAACAGGTCAGTCCCCACCGCCTCATAAGCGGACTGAAACTCCTTAAAGTCACCGCCGAGGTTGTCCTGCATGATATTTACCAGCTCGGCGGTCTTCCCGTCTGAGGCTTTAAACGCAGCGGTCAGTTTGTCCAGCTTTCCGGTTGAGGCGGCAGTCATCAGCACGGTGGCGGCTGAGCTGGCTTCCTCCCCGAAAATGGTTTTCATGTATTCAGCCTGCTGGGCAGTACCGAGCCGGTTTTTCTCAAAACTGGCCTGCATTTCTTTCAGAATGGTAAATACTGGTCGGGTGTTTCCCTTACTGTCTGAGGTTTTCACGCCAAGCTCTTTGAGTGCATCCCATGCTTTTCCCGTCGGTGCCTGCAGGCGACTTAACACGGCACGGCTTCCCGTCCCCGCCATTGAGCCTGTGATTTTTGCATCATGCAGCGCTCCGACCATTGCGGCGGTTTCTTCAATGCTGACACCGGCATTTTTTGCCACAGGTGCAGCATAGGTCAGCGCATCGCTCATACCGTCAAAATCGGCGGCGGTTTTGTTCATCGTCATGGAGAGAACATCCCCGATATGAGCGACCTTATCGTTTGAAAGCTGAAAGGCGGATTTCATCCCCATCAGCAGGGCAGCGTTTTCTTCCATCGTGCGACGGTTCGCCAGCGCCATATTCAGCGTGACCGGCGTTGCCGCCTGAATGGCATCAACATCCCCACCGGCTTTCGCAATAATAATCTGCGCACCGGCTGCATCATCTGCCGAGGCGGCGGTATTGTCGCCGAGCTGGCGCGCCTGTTTGCGTAGTGCAGCCATTTCGGCGGAGTCTTTTGCCACTCCGAGCACGGCCTGCAATTCTGAGTTTTTCTGCGCAAACTCATAACCGGGCATCAGCAGCTTAACTCCGGCCATCGTTCCCGCCGCCGCAATCCCCACACCGGCAGCGCCCACCGAGGCCATATTTCCGGCCAGTTCCTTGCCTGCCTGATAACGCTGTTTGACTGCGTTAAGTTTTGCCTGTTGCGCACTGACACGCGCCAGCGCGTCGCGCTGACGGTTAAGCTGTGCGGTGGTTTCACTGATACGGTTTTTCAGTCCCTGCTCATCATGTGCAAGATTGCGGGTATTAATTCCCACAGCGGCCAGTTCCCGTTGCTGGCGTTTAACGGAATCCGTCAGGCGGTTATATTTCGCCTGTAAGTCCTCCGCCGCACGCTTTGCGGATTCCAGCACTTTCGCCTGAGCACGGGTCGGACGTTCGGTGTTTTTAAACTGTGTGGCAAGGGCTTCGGCTTCCTGCCGTGCCTTTTCAAGTGCATGACCAGTCACGGCAAGCTGTGCGCTGGTCTTGCGAAATCCCTCAATACGGGATGCGTGACCGTTCAGCTCGCGCAGTGATTTTTGTGTTTCCCGGATATCCCCCGACAGCGACTTACTCGCTGTGCGGATGGATTTAAACGGGCGGGATGCCTGGTCAACAGCCCTGAGCAATACCTGTAATTTTACATTGTTACTCATTCGTGTTTCCGCTTCGCCGGAGCGCCTTTTCGCGCCATGTGATGAGTTCGGTCAGGCTCATGGGATACAGTTCTGATGGCGGCCAGTGAAATATCACTGCCACATCCGCCATCAGGTCATCGACCGACAGATTTTTCGGGAACGTCACTGCACCGAGTTCGGCGACAAAAAACCGACCACCTTACCGGCCAGCGCCACAAGGTCAGGCAGTTCCAGCGCGGCGACTTCCTGCTCGGTCAGCATCGGTGCCGTCATGCGCGGCAGCACCTTAATCAGTGCATCGACTTCGGAGTTCGCGACCGCTGCCAGACTGACACCGCGCAGCGTCCCGGCATTGGGTTTCATCAGCGTGACCTGTTCGATAACCTGCTCACCACGTTTGACCGGATTGTCCAGGGTAATGACATTTTCTTTGTTCATGGTTTTCTCACTTCTGAATCGGGGTTAACCGGTCAGCCAGGCTGACCGGATGAAAATCACAGGCCGATATTGCGGCGGTGTTGCTCCAGCCGGTCGACGCCGTTCACCTTCTCAATCATGTTGATGGTGTCGATTTCGACCAGCTCCTTACCGTCCATCGTCAGCCGGAAATAGGTGCAGACCACGGAGATTTTCGACTCGGTGTCTTCTCCCTGTTTGCCCTCGCCGGTGTCGATTTCTTTCTGACGTCCACGCATGACCACCTCGACGGCCACCGTTTCGCCGGTATCGTCGCGCTGGTAAGAGCCTGCAAAACGAATCGGTACGGAATCCACACCGGTTGCGGCGTAAAGCTCCCAGATAACCGAATCCGGGAAGCCACCGAGCGACCACTCCATTGACAGCGCATCGTCATCAAGGCCGAGGTCTACCGGTGCGCTGCCGTTCATCCCCGCACCGCGATAGTTTTCGAGCTTACGGGTCAGTTTTGGCAGCGTGACGGACTTTGCAACGCCCTGATAGCTGTAGCCGTTCAGAAAGACGTTCATTAACTTGAGTTTGCGCGGCATTGCCATCGGTCAGGCTCCTTAATTGCTGTTAACCGAGGTGACCAGACTTGCCAGGTATCTTGAAGTAATACGCTGGCGCAGGGTCAGGTTTTCGAGGGGAGGCACCGGGGTATAGTCGTAGTCGATATACAGTTTTCCGGCCTTGAGGGTTTCCGCATCGTTGGATTCTTCACTGAACCAGCATGTGCCATCCACGATATAACCGTTGTTTTTCAGTTCGCGGAATTTGGCATTGATGCCGTCAATGATGTCGCGAATCAGCGTTGCGGTGATGGGCTTATCAATAGCCCACATGTGCGCCTCAACCATCGTGTCGGCCAGTACCTGCGCAGTGCGTGTGTAGCTTTCAAAGAGGAACAGCGGGTCATCGGAGCAGGTACGGTTACCCCAGAAACGGAAACCGTCTCGGCGAACCAGCGTTGTGACGCCTGCCTCGTTCAGCAGGTCAGCATCAGTGCCAGACTTCTGCAAATCCCAGAATACAGATGCACTGATGCCGGTAACACCGTTTACCCCGACGTTGGACAGCGTTTTATGCCAGCCCTGCTCCTGGTCGATTTTGGCACGCAGCCCCAGCGCACGGGCGGTGGCATACGCGGTGGCGGTGGTACTGGTGACCGTATCCCATGCGAGGAAATCCGGCCAGATAACCATCAGCTCACGCTGGCTGAAATTCTGGCGGTAGGCTTTCACCTCGGAAATGGTTTTACAGCCCCATGCGCTGATATACCCGAATGCATTCAGTTCCTGGCATACCGATGCCAGTGCGACGGCAACCTCTTTGGTGTCCAGCCCCGGCACACCGAGAATGCGCGGTTTAACGCCGGTAACCGACTCAGCCCCCATCAGGGCTTTCAGTCCGGTGTACTGACCGTTTTCGTCAGTGGTGCCGATGATATTGGAAACGGTCTGCGCGAGTTTCGTTTCCTCGTCGTCGCCGGTGCCGTCTTCCACACGCACGACAACGGTGACCGGTTTTGACTGGTCGGCGATGGCCTGCAACGATGCCGCCAGCGTGCCTTTTTTACCGGCCTTCGCAATTGCACTCTGCACATTGGTAATCAGCACCGGTTTATTGAGGGGGAAGGTTTCCGCATCCGCATCGCTGGCCGTGCAGACCATGCCGACAATGGCCGTGGATACGGTGGAAATGACGCGGGTGCCGTCGTTAATCTCCAGCACCTGCACGCCATGATGATAGTCACTCATCCGTTTAACTCCGTGGTTAATGGGTGCAACTATTTTCTGTTGTGCAGAGCATGAGACGCTATTTGCCCTGGATGGTCAGTGGATGAAACAACAGATACAGAAAAGGCGGGCAATTCGCCCGCATTTCCTAATTTGTACTAACCCAGCTTCCAACTGACAATTTACGTAGCCAAAAAGCTTTCAAGTCTGGCAGACTGATTTGTACGAGGTGTGGATAACCATAATTATGTGCATGCTAACATCACGGTGCATGAGTCAATCGGGTCTATGCCAACGAATTACGCCTTGATTGACCATAGATTGCTTGCCCTTGAATTTGACCATTCCAATAAAATGAATTATGATAATCGTCAAATGGAGGTGCACAATGATCAAACACACCGCAGCAGAAAGGGAAACCAACACTTCAGCTAAGCTGAATGAATACCAGTTGAACCTTCTGAAAAGAATTAACAACCTCGCTATTTCCCTGATGCCTGAATTTGAAGACAAAAACCAGGCAATTAATGCTATCACGCTGGATGATAGTTCACTGATGCAATTGCTCTACACCGTTCAACTCGAACAGAAGACTCGTGTCAATGACTACGAACTACGTAAAGTGCGCCGTCGTCGCGAAAATCTGGAACGATTTTATCGTGGGCTTCAGGAGTTAGGCGGTACGCTAAAGGTAAATGACGTGGTCGATATTCTTGGAATCACCCGCCAGGCGATCAACATTCGCGTTAAGAAGAACAAGCTTTTAGCATTCAAGCAGAACGGTGATTTTATTTTCCCGAAATTTCAGTTCACAGATAACGGGCTGATTCCCGGCTTTGAAGACGTAATGGCGGCATTTGACGAGAATACCCATCCAATGCTGAGGTTGGGTGTGCTGAAATCACCAATAGAGGTTAATAGCGAAGGCCTGAAAAAGACGCCGATTCAAATCATGCAGGACGGCGCTAAAAATAGTGAACTTAGTCTGGCTATCCGTGCCGCTAAACAGTTCGGAAATCATGTATCCAGTTAATTGTTTTAAAAAGAGGGGCTAGCCAGCCCCTCTTTGGTTTACATTGGTTCTGGCGTAATTTCGAATCCAAGCAGTTCTTCGAACATCTCTTCACCTGACATCGTTCCTTTGTGCCACCCTTTAGGGAAGATACCTTCGTCATTTTCGATGTAACTGGCATAAGGCACCATCCCCTGAGGGGTATCGGTAAAGGCTGGTGTACTATCCGGTCGTTCCCAAAAGGCATAACAGCGTTTATAGCGTTTATGCCTTGAGGTATAGGCTATCCCGTCATAGTCACGCCCGAAATGTGTATAAAGATGTTCCATTAGCCATTGAGTAAAAGTGTAATCCTCGTTCTCTAAGCTATCCAAAGGAATATGTAACAACTCACAGAGCGCTACAACATCGATCACTTTCACTGGCCTCATGACATCCACAGAGCACATATAGTGTTGTGAAAGTACCGATTCAGGATAAGAAATCGTCCCTTCGAGATGGAGCAAACGCCCATAAGCTTCTGCCGCCGCCGTTAACGCAGAGTCAGAGGCATACCATACCGCCACACATCCCCCTGGGGGGTTGTATCGCCCACATTTATTTTCCTCAATTGGCGCTCTGAAGTTGATTGCGCTTTCATACAACGCCATTTGATGACGCTTCAAAAGACCAGAGCCTGGTTGAATGTCAATCGCCGGAATACGTCCAGATTTATTTTTTGCAGCAATTCCTTGTGCAACAATATTTTTTTCAAATGTCCATTTGGTCATTTTTACTACTCCTTCTATAAACAGATTAAGCCATAGGCTCCTCTCCATATTGATTGAAAATAATCCCTACCGTGCTTGCCCGGCAGGGGGTATGAGAACATGTGTATCTCAATCTCGATTATACCAAGCAAATTTTCTATTTTTCGGAAATTTAGAGAGTTTTTTTAATGCTTCGCATGCCTTCTCGATGTATTGATGGGGCTGAAAAGAAGAAATAACGCAGGAAGTTTTACGGAAAGGAGAACTATAAAGATTTTTATCAAGTGAATTAGAAATAAGAACTTCGCAGGATACTGCATTTTTAGTGAAGATGGGTTGAGTTTCTCAGCAAGAGTCCCGCGAGAGCCGTATTGACAGCATGCATGACTCGGAGATTATTCCCCATGCAGGATGGTACACCAATGCAAGAGTTGGTTTACGCAAATGATTGGATGATCGCGATTACCGACCGTACATTGCGCAAATAACGTTCTGCGTCGATGCTATTAAGATGCCCCGACCACACCGTACGACGGACGCCGTAGTGATCCGAGCTTAAGAATAGATAATCTTTTCTCTCCTGATTCACCGTTCGCAGTGCGTTTTCCATAGCTGTCGCAAGCACAATACTTCCGCTACAGGCACAGAGCGGACTGTCAGATTAGGTTTTACTCTGTGCCATAGATGAGTAATCTCATACCAGAGCTAATACGATTTATTGCGGCATTTCTGGCCATTCTATATCCGGAGCATCTTCCGGCTGAACGCGATTCAGTAGCACACGGTATTTTTTCCAGTGTGTCAGGCTTAACTTTTCTTCCTCGGTAGCCATATCTAAATCGACAGCATCCTGCAGCGTGGCAATAATTTCACCTGCATATGCAATCAGCTCTTTCTTCTGAGAGTCAGCCGCTCTGACAAGCGCATCACGCTCTGCATTCTCATCATTCACCCACGCATTTCCGTTCCATTTCTGATAATCCCCATCCGGGGAAATGGCTGTCACGTCTGGAGGTAATACGCCAAGTTCAGAAATATAAATGGCTACTCCCGTTTTCGTTTCATAGACGGTCTTTCCGCGATGGTCTTCCATCAGTTCCCATTTCATTTCATCTGCATTGAAAACGGCTGCATAACCAGCAGGAATATCAGGTGGTGCAATATCTGTACTGTTTGCAGGCAGACCTGTATGCGGCGGAATATATGCATCACTTTCGCCAATAAACTCATTGGTTCCATCAAGTAAATTGAAAACGCGGATAGTTTGTGCTTCTGCACTCATTCTGAAAGCCATTATGCAAGCCTCACAATATAGTTAAATGCGATGTTTTTGACGGTGTTTTCGGTATTACCAGTAGCATTTACGGTAATGGAATGCCCGTGTGAGCCAATAGCAACAGTGTGTGAATGTGCACCAATACCAACAGTATGGTTATGTGCTCCAATGTCGACTGTATGTGCATGATTGCCTGATGAACTTGTAGTCGTAGCACCTTTATCACTTCGCGGAACACCATAATCAGCACCGCCTGATTGCACGCTCACAGCAAAACCGACGGTATGTGTATGATTGCCAGAAGTATTGGTTGATTTTGTGCCGTGGTTAAACGTACTGACTGTTTTTGTCCCGTAATCAAATGAACTGGTCGTTTTCGTTCCTAAGTCCGTATTTGACGCACTGGCGCTGTGAGTATGCGATTTAATCCCGTCCTGTTCCTGTGACAATACGGCACGCCCACTGGCGGGTTTGCCCTTGATTGTCCAGCCGCGCATATCAGGAATAACACCAGAAGGATAGGCAATAGCCAGTTTCGGATATGCAGCCTTATCAAACGTCTGCCCCTGCATGATCGCATAGCCTGCAGGTGGTGTATCTGATGGCCACGGCAGCGGAACACCTGGCGGAAACGCTTCAATATTTGCCGAGCCGTCAAATTTTACGCCGTTAATTGTCCTTGGCGTTTTCAGCTTTGTAGCTGTAGCCGCATTGCCGGACAGTTCGCCTGAAATACCGGCGCTGAAGGTTTGTTTCGCCGCCCATGTCTGAGCTTCGTCGATAATTGGCACACGTCTTGTCGTGATCGTGCGGCTTCCCGGATTTCCTGAAATACGCACCATAAAAAAGCGGTAATTCGCTTTACTTACAGTGCTGCGCCATACATGCATTGAGCGCCCCGTACCGGAATCATCACTCGGACCAACTGCGATGTTTATCAGGTTGCCATCAATGACGCCCCAGTCCATACCGTCGGGAATGTTGGTCATGTTATCAAGCCGAACGGTTGTCAGGCTGCCCGGCACAAAGTCGTGGGTCTGCCAGTCCAGGCTGGTGAGCTTTGCCACTGCACCGCCGATACCCAGATTCAGGGGAAGTGAATACGAGGTGTAGACTTCCCGCCATTCGCTCCACGAGCTGCCGGTATAGACGCGCTCAAACGTGCGACCTTTAAGGGTTGCACCTGTTCCGGCAGTTGTATAACGCTGCCATACGTTAACACCATCAAAGCGCCTCAACACTTCCAGAATACCGAGGACTGTCACGCCGTTTCCGTCCAGTATTGGGCCGTTGGTCGCTTTACCTGTAACGCTGTAAATACCTGGTGAAGTCACATCATTCAAATCCCCGTCGTAATAACGACTCTCTGACTGATGACCGACTCTTAACCACGGTTCCCACTGCGGATTTGATGCATCCCAGCTTGCCGCAAGGCAGCGGACATACATATTTCCACGGCGAGTGGTATAACGTTGCGTTCTTCCATAATTCCCGCCTTCGAGGATCTCAAGCGTCCCCTGAGCAAAGCCGCCTTCCTCTGGATAATTGCGTTCATATGAAGCTATAGCCGAGCTACTGTTACGCCATAAACCAAGATGTTCGGCGGCTCCAAGCGTATTCAGGTCTATAGTCGTACTCAAAGGGCGGGTAGCTGATTGAGTGTGACGCCATACGCCCCATGGACCATCAGTACCATTCCACTTATTGGCGAGTTTACGCATGTATACATTGCCGTCTCTCGTGATAAAGCGTTGCATGCCTGCAAAATTGCCGGCAGCAAAAACCTCAAGCACACCGACAGCATTATCTTCCGGGAAATTTTTCTCCAGTGTTGCGTTAGTTGAGGTAGCTTTAGACCAGATCCCCAGATAAGCCTTAACGGGACCAAATGTATTCAGATCAGCATCAACCGGCATTTCGCCGTTGTTTTTCATAAACGTCAGGCTGGTAACGCCAACATTGTCCAGAAAAGCTGATTTATCCTGGATATCTGCACCATTCTGATTTTTCGCCAGACGTGAATTTGCGTTGTCATTTGCTGCCTTGACCGCTTTTGGCGTTGCCGCCAATGACTCACTGGTGCTGTTTGTTGCACTGCTTAACTGAGTAAAACCTTTTTCTGTCAGCGTGGCGTCAGGATGGCGGCGGGACTGCTCATGCTCTGCGATTTTGTCATCGACGTAATCCTGCGTCGCCATCACTGTGCTGGCATCAATACTCAGCTCAACGGACGCCACGTTGCTGAGAATAATAACCATGCGGCAGGTCTGCGCACGTCCGGAGCCTTCAGCCAGTTCTGGCTTATAGCTTTCTGCCATGTTGGATACCGCAATCAGTGTTCCGGCATCGTCATACAGACCAAGCTCACGCATCCAGAAGCCGCCCACATCTGGCGGAACAACCAGTTCAGCCACGATATAGTTTTTATTCTTGTTATCCACACTGACTTTATTCAGGGCATGACGCCAGACTTCATGCACCAGTTTCGTCTGACCGGCATCCGGCACCGGCAATTGGCCATTACCGTCACCCACAGCCATTGCAGACAGGTTTACTTTTTTCCCGCCGGGAACAGTGGCGGCTGCCAGCTTCGCGGCTCCGGCAGTAGTGATAACGGTTTTAAATTTCGTGCTCATTGTTTCTCACTTATCCGGGATAAACAGTAATAACATCACCATCACAGACCACACCGCCTGTATACAGATAGCCGGGAATGTCCTGGATAATGTTCAGACCGATAAGGTGGCGACTTGCGGGTTTGGCATCGGCAATAAGCCGTTCCATTTCCAGATACATCTCCTCCGTGATGCCGCTTTCCAGCACACCGATATCAAGGCGAAAGGTTCCGGGCGGGTCGTTTGTCTCCCACCATTCCTTTACGTTAATGAGATAGCCGAGCGGCTCCACCACACGCCGGATTGCGCCTATAGTGCCCTTATGGCAGTGAATGAAATAGGCATCGCGGATAACGGCGCGTTTTGTCGCTTCCGGCCACTTTTCATCCCACCTGTCGACCGAAAACGCCCACGCCAGCCACGGCAGCAGATTTGCCGGACAGGTGTCCGGGTTCCACAGCTCACGAATACTGACCGGCGTTTTTTCAATTTCCGCACAGGCTTTTGCGGCAGCGACTTCAAGCGGTGATGAGCCGGTCGGCAGCAGTCGCGAATCACTCATCCGAGCCTCCGGTCACGACGCTGTATTCGGTGCAGAAAGACGCCTGCGTACTGTTGAGCACAATGTCGGCCAGTGGTGCGGCCAGCTCGACACGCTGCACGCCTTCCACATGCAAAGCGGCATAAATGGCAGACAGACGGATGTCGCGCCCCAGCCGGTGCTGTGCCGTGATGTACGCTTCCAGTTTTTTCACGGCAGCAGCGCGGATGGGTTCGCTTTCGGGACCAGGGTAAAGGTAAAGCGTGGCGTTTATCTGGTATTCAACGATGGCGGCAGACTGCACGGTCACGCGGTCGGCCACCGGCCTGACGTCCTCACCATTAAGGGCGTTACGCACCACGGCCAGCAGGTCTTCGGATGCAACACCGTTATTTTCACGTGACAGCACAGAGATGGTGACGCAGGCCGGAGACGGACTGGTGACAGAGATATCCGCGACGCGCCCGTCGGCACTGCGACCATGATACTGATAGGCACCCACCGACCCGGCGACGCTTAAGCCCTCAAACGCCTGCTGAATACGCAGACGATAATCGGTGTCAGACTCCATCACTGCCGGTGTCGGCGGGATGGTCGAATCATCTGCCGGGGTGATAATCAGGCGCGTGGTGTTGTAATTGGCACCAATCACATCAAGGTCATTACCGGCGGCACAGGCCAGCATTACCGCCCGTGCGGCCTCATTCACACGCTGACGCCAGATAAGCTCACGATAAGCATTTTCCTCCAGCAGTTTGACGAGAGGCTCGGATTCCAGCGTCAGGGTACGGGCGACCGCCTCCTGCTGGTCTTCCGGGTAAAGGGAAATCAGTGTCGCCTTGCGTTCGGCGAGAATGGTTTCAAAGTCCAGCTCCTCGACCACATCCGGTGCGGGTAGCTGGTTCAGGTCGATAATCGGCATGGTTTCAACTCACAGGGATGGTTAACGAAAGTGGCTGGCCGGTGTCGTTGTGCTGGCCGGTTAACGTGACCGTCATTCGCCCGTCAAAGCTGCGCGCCGTGGTGACGGATGACAGGGTGACGCGGGGTTCCCATTTCAGCACCGCCATGTAACAGGCGACCTTAATCTGCAACTCAAGCGCCGGGGTCTGCGGCTGGTCAATCATTGACGCCAGCAACGAGCCGTAATCACGACGCATCACCCGTGAGCCGACCGGTGTGCGCAGGATATCGCCGATACTCTGGCTGATATGCTCAAGGTCAGTGACAGTCAGGCCATCACTGCGATTCATTCCGAGATAACGCGCTGTCATAAAGGACTCCCGGTTGTGCCGCCGCTGTCGCCGGGGTGTTTATGGGTATGCAGTACCTTACCGTTTGATGAGAGTTCACCGCCGGTGTGTTCAATGTTGCCGCGCATCGTCCCGCCCTTCTGCACTTCCAGCGTGCCGGTGATCAGCTTGTTTGTGCAGACCACCTCCGGCGTGTCCAGAGTGATGCGGGTTGATGCTTTCACCATGACCACCGGCACCGTGGCAGTAACAGAATCAGAAGCCGTCACGCTGGCCGTTTTAATTCCGCTTACCGTAAGCGCACTGGTTTCGGGTTCATACTCAATCACCGCCCCGTCAGGGAAACGGATATGCAGGGCATCAGCCGACGCAGACGGCGCGGGGTTATCGCCGGAATAAATCCCCGGCAGAACGAACGCCGTGTCGAGTTCACCGCCCACGGCCAGAATCAGCACCTGTTCCCCCTCGGAAGGTGCCCACCACGTGCGCGAACGTCCGGCGCGATGGGTCAGCCACTGAAGCCAGTCGGTGCACATGCCGCCGGTCTGCACACGGCAGCGACCGGCGTTAAGGTCGGTTTCGACGATAATGCCGGTGCGGATCATGTTGCGCAGTGCGCGCGCGAGTTCCTGAATATTTGCGAGAGTGTTCATAACGGGAAGGATGCCGCCGGGTCATACCGGCGGCAATGTGACGATGAGGTGTCGGGAATGGCACAACTAACGGTCGAGGTGAGCCAGGATAATCTCTTCAATCATCTGCACATCCTCACCGGTAAAGCCGAGCAGAGGACGCGCCGGATAATCAATTTTCTTACCGTCTTTCCGGTTTTCTTCCGACAGACCGAACTGATGCACGCTGGCAATTTTCGGTGACTTCCCGCCGTAAAACTCCATTGATGCCTGTTCCGGGCTGGCGCGGATATGCAAAAAACGACTGGTGATAAGTTTCGCAAACATTTTTCGCTTAACGCGACCGGTCTTTTTTCTGGCGCTCTGCTGCTGGCGTGGTGCGTAGGGTGTGCCGTCCGGGGCTTTCTGTGCCATCACCCGGCGCTGCTGACTCTGCCGCAGACGTTTCGCCAGTTCGGCACTCAGTCGCCGACGCCCTGACGGTGACAGCGACTCAATAAGTCCGGTCAGCCGGTCTTCAAAACGCTTAAACTCATTCATCCCACTTGCTCACCAGTTCGCCATTGATATAAAGCTCCATCGGGCGGGTGACCGGCTCCGGCGGCGGGGGTTCCGGGATATTCTTCACATGCAGCGCGCCGTCCACCTCACTGACCAGCGTGCGCTCGGTCAGCATCAGGCTGATGCTGATATCAAAGCTGCTGTCATTGTTGATGTCTGCATAAAACGTGAAGCCCTTTTTCTGGCCTGCGTCGGTGGTCATGATGTCGGGCTGATTTTCCCGCAGCCACGCCAGCACCGGCACGATGAGCAGGTCAAAATCACCGGTAAAGTCGGTCACAATCACATTGAGCGTGTAACGCTTTTCGAATGACAACGACGTCGCCAGTGTGGAGGCAATACTCCCGTTATCCACGAATATCCGCAGCATCTCGGGACTGGTTTTCAGCACCGTGACGGCATCAGTCAGCGCCCTGCGCAGGCTGTCGGGTTTGAGCATCGTTTTCGTCCTGACAGTGTTTAATCATTTTTACCTGGCTGGCACAGCGTGCCAGCGCGTTCTCAAGCTGCCGGATATCGGCACTTAAATCGCCGTTCGTCTCCGGGTCACTGCCCGGCATCGGGCAAAGGCTCACTTTCGGGCAGGCGTTGTGGACAATCACTGGCGTCGGTGCAGGCCGGACGCTGGTGCAACCGGCGCACAGCATCAGGCAGGCCAGCGCCGTACCAGCGGCGAAAATCTTCGTTTTCATTCAGTAACCTCGTGATGGTTTTCTCGCGCTGTGCTTCACGCTTCGCGGCGTTTTCCAGCGCCTGACGCAGTGCCACCTGCGCCAGCTCGTTTTTGTCTGCCCTGGTGAGGGCAACATGAAGCTGATTTTTCAGCATGGTGATGGTCGTCTGCTGTTCACTGGCGACGCTGTTCGCCCTGTCCAGCGAGGCGCGCAGGCTGGCATTTTTGTGTTTCACCAGAAACAGACCGGCCACCGCCAGCGATAACAACACGACCAGCACAATCATCAGCTTTGACATAGTTCCCGCCCCTCAAGACGCTGACGACAGGCTTTACGTATCAGCCGGAAAAACAGCGACGCCACAAGATAAATCAGCGCGGTAAAAATCCACCCGGCAGCGACCAGCGAGATAAACGTCGCCACCATCACTACCAGAGCCGCCGCCCGTGCGCGCCACGGCACCGGCTGCAAAAACAGCGACGCGACAATCTTCACGGCCAGCGATTCCGGCGGCAGCTCCCGCCCGTAGCGTTCCAGCACATACTCCGTGGCATACACGCCGAAACCACCGGCAACCACACAGATAACCGTCGCCAGAATCGCCCAGGCGGCGACAAAATTGACGGCCACGCTCTGCGGGTAAATCAGGGACAGTGCCAGCATCAGCGCCAGCGACACGTTCCGCATCAGTGAAAGGGATAATTTCTTCATGGTGTTTACTCCGTTTAAGCCGGTACGCCGCCAGCGGTACGCCAGACGGTGACCAGTTTTTCCAGTGAATGCTCACGCTGACCGTAACCGGCACCCGGCAGGGACGCCCAGATATTGCGACAGCGTGAAATGGCGCGCTCAATGCGTCCCGCCCGGATGTCATCCAGCGCACCGCGTTCGCGGATCAACTGAATGGCGAGTCTGTCCTGTGACAACGGACTGAAATCCGGCAGGGCAAGCTGTTTGCGGTAATGCGGCCAGAACAGGTAAAGCTGCTGATAGCGACCAGAGGCCGTGGATTTTTCACCGCGACGGTTAAACACCTTCGCCGGTCGGCCATGTGCGAACGGGTGGTCACTGTAGTCGGTGAAAATTTCCGGCTTTCCGTCCAGTCCGGTGACTATCACGTCATAGCCCCGGTTTTTCGTCAGCGGATGATTCGCCGTCCCTTCGGACACGGCCAGCATGTCGAGAAAGGCGGCGATATTCTGGTGCGTGTTAATTACCGGCATTACGGTTTCCCCCTGCCCTTAAAGCGGCGCTGAATGGCAATCTCAATCACCTGATAACCGGCGATACCCAGCATGGAGCCGATGCCGCACACCGCAGGCAGTGACAGGTCAGGAAACTGCACCAGAACAACACCGGCAACCATCGAGACAAAACCACCGAGCAACATGCGCCCGATAAACAGACGCGGGGTGATGGGTTCACCACCGGCAAGCACCTTGCCGACAACAATCAGCACTCCAATCATGAAAAGCGACAGGACGCTTTTTTCTTCTGCTGTCATGCGTTACTCCCACAGATTGACAGTTTCAGCCACGGGCGCGGTCTGAACGTCGGGCAGTTCGACGGCGGTGCCATGTGGCAGCACCGCACCCAGTTCAGCCAGTCCCGGATTTGCGGCGAGCACGGCTTCGACCACGCCCTCAGTGCGCCCGTAATACCGGACACAAATGGCGTCGAGCGTGTCGCCCTGTAGCGCAAAGGTCTTCATCAGATTTGACTCACGATGCAGCGCGGCTTGTCCTGGATACGCGCCACCGCCCAGCGCATATCCCGCCACAGCTCATCAATGGTGCTGTCAATGCTGTCGGCCTTCTTGTCTCCTTTCGCACTGGCATCCACGCCGCGATAACGCTCATAAAGCGACGCGGTCGCCATCGCACACACGGCGCGCTCGTAGTAAAAAACTTTGATGCTTTCACCGTCGATATCGTCCGCCGGGACGTCAGCCAGACGCGTAAAACCGGCGGCAATTTTCTGTTCGCGGTACTCGTACAGCTCCGCATTCGTCTCCGCCATGCCTGACTTGATGGCCTCTCGCAGACGGGCGGGGGCGACGGTCTGCTCAAGGCGCATACGTTCCCGGACGCGCTTCGGGTCGATATCGGGAAAAAAGAACGTGTTTTTAATCACCGGCTCGTCGCCTGCCGGTTGCGGGATGACCACCGTACCCTCACCGGACACGGGAGCCTCCTTTCGCGGAATAATCAGCGTCATCATGACTACCTCTGAAAAGTCGGGCGGTGGACGCCGGTGCAGTGTCAGGTGATTCACCCTCACTGACCGGCGTGCCGCCCTGGCGCGGGGCGCATTCGGTTGTTAACTGGCTTTCTTTTTCGGGCGTCCACGTTTTGCCGGTGTCACGCTCCGGGTCTTACGCGGGGCGCGGGTGGCCGCTTTGGGCTGCGACTCCGGCTTCGGTTTCAGCTCCCGCTCCAGTCGTTCAATCTCTTTTTTGACGCCTGCCTGACAGTCGAGCTGTGTCGCACGTTGCAGGTGAGCCAGCGCACCGGCGGCATCACCAGCGTCACGCAGAAACAGACCGGTGATTTTGTGCAGCTTTGCGCGCACTTCATCAGGCATGTCAGCCGTGGCGGTCAGTTCGAGGGTGTCCGTCAGCAGGCGGGTATCCACAGACTCACCGGCAGCGTGGGCGCGCATGGCCGCAAGTGCCACCTCCTCGGTGAACATGTACGGCGGGGTGCGGCGGTGTTTACCCGGCATGGTCAGACCGTATTTCAGGGCATAACGGGCAATCTCCAGCGCACCGGCAATATCGCCGGTATCCAGACGCCACAGCATGACCGTCATCAGAATGTCATCCTGTGCACCTTTGCCCTGCTCCAGCACACCGTTCACCCACGGCAACCAGAACGGCAGCAGCTCGCGCTTTTTCGCGGCCTTAAGCTCTTTTGAATAAATCGCTTTCAGTGTGCGCTGGTCTGCGGCCAGCTTGACCAGCATCTGCTCATAGACAGTTGCATGTCGCAGCGGGGCGGCTTCCCGCTGCGCGGTCATCGCTGCCGAGACCCGCATCATGTGGCGCTGTGCGGGACTCGTCATCGGTTACGCTCCCGGCTCTGCGGTCGCCTTAGCCGGTGTGGAGAAATCACCGACCTTAATTTTTTCCACCAGACAACCGGCGGCGTAGTCTTCCACCACGTAATCAATGTTCATTGACTCGTAGTTCTCCACGCGGTCGAGTTTCGGGTTTTCCACAATCACGCGGCGATGGCTGTCATCCATGTAGTAGATGGACAGGTTTTCCAGCTTCGTGATGAGCATCGCATCCGCCGGAAAGTACGGGACGCGTACCGCCGGCAGGTTACCGATGCGTTTCTGGCTGATAATGACGTCAGCGGCCAGCATTTCGCTGTTATCCTGCTCCTTGTTAACGATGGGGAAATACTTGTCCGCCAGTAGCTGACGTCCCACAATCACCACAAGGTCAGGGTCTTCCTGATACCACGGTTCAATCAGGTTGTTGGTCGCATCCATCACCAGTGCATCAAGGCTGGCATAATCACCGCCCTTACCCACGCGGATAACCTCAGAGGTCGTGCGGCCTTCCTCGTCAGTGACCTTGCTCATCACGCGCGCCGGGGCTTCATTGCGGTATTTCTGCAGCCAGCCGACCGCCACATCCTGCAGCATCGGATTGCTGCTGCGGTCAGAGGTTTCGGCACGCTTCACGCCGTTAAAACCGGCCATGATGAAATCAAGGGACTGGCGTTTGATAATGGCGTTACGGATACGGAGCTGGAAATCCTGATAACGCGCCCACAGGTCAAGCGTTTTGTAGCGGATATAAAAATCGAAGTTAATCTGGTCGCATTCGTACTTGTTGGACGCCAGCTTCGAGAAGTCCTTCGGCTGGCGCTCGGTGCCACCGGCGGTGTCGCTGGTGCTGGCAATGGAGCCGGTGACACCGATGCCAATTTTTTCCCCTTTCATTTCGCTGACCGGCACAATGTTGATGCGGGTCAGAAAATCAGAGGACTCCTGCATGGTGTTCATCAGGGTCTGGGTGACCGACGGTTCAACGGTGAATTTTTTCGACACATCACCTGCGTCGATGCCGTTCAGTTCGGCAACACGGGACAGATAGGCATTAAATTTAAAGCGGGTTTCCTGGCGCATAGTTTTTCCTGAAATTAAGGGTTAATCGTGAAGGTTTTCCCGGACTGACTGACGCCGGTCAGCAGTTCGTCATCAGGGCGTCACCGCCACCGCCGGTGGCCTTGCTGCGGCGCTGCTGGGTCAGACTTTCGGTGTGGTCGAGGCTGTTTTTCAGGCGGGTGAATGCCTGGCTGGTTTCATCCGCCCTGTCAGTCACCTCCTGCTTAAGTGCAGAAAAGGCGGTTTCCATCTCAGCAAGGCGCTGCTCAGTGGCGCTCAGTTTTTCCTGCACATGTTCAGCAACAGCGGTCACCGCTTCATGCACGTCATTCAGACGGGCGTCATCGCTGGCCTGTTTGCGGCCAAAAATGGATTTCACCTTTTCGGTCAGGGCGGTGAACACGGTTTCAGGCAGGTCTTCAAATTCCAGCTCAACGGGCGTTGCCACTGAAATCAGGTTTTCAGGGCTTAATTTGAAGCGGTTCAGAGGGTTGTGTTTTGCCGTGCGGCAGAATTCCAGGTATTCCGTGCCGAGGCTTGCCGGGTCATCGGTGACGGCCAGCCCCACCAGATAACATTTGCCGGTGTTGGCAAAGTTCGGCTGAATTTCCATTGAGGTGTAGACCTTCTGCGCGGCCTTGTTCATCGCGATAAGGTCATCGGTCGGGGTGATTTTCGCAAACAGCGCCCATTTGCCTTTCAGCGCCGAATCATCGTCAATCTTTTCGGCCTTCAGTTCGGCCACATCGCCATAACGCTTAAAAATACCGTCAGGCAGGATGCCGCGCAGATGTTCCAGGTTAATGCGGCAACCATAGACTCGCGGGTCAAAGGTTTCGGCCATTTCCTGAATATCCTGCGCACTGATGACACGCCCGTCACAGGTGTCACCCTCAACGCCGATACGAAAGAATTTTGAGACTTTTTTTGCCATTGTCAGGAGTCCTGAATAGTGATTAGAGGAGTCACATGTCGGCATCAGTTTCCCGACGATGCGCATCCTCCGCCATCAGTCCCGGATGGCTTATCACTGACACAACAGCACCTTAGCGAATCGCGGGGCGCGACTCAGTAGCCTTGCCGTGTATTCATCACGGCGAGGTATTCATGACCATCACCACAGACACCACTCTTTTACACGACCCGCGTCGTCAGGCGGCGCTGCTGTACTGGCAGGGATTTTCCGTGCCGCAGATTGCCGCCATGTTGCAGATGAAACGCCCGACGGTGCAGAGCTGGAAACAGCGCGACGGCTGGGACAGCGTTGCCCCCATCAGCCGTGTCGAAATGAGTCTGGAAGCGCGGCTGACCCAGCTCATCATCAAACCGCAGAAAACCGGCGGTGACTTCAAGGAAATTGACCTGCTCGGACGCCAGATTGAACGACTGGCACGGGTCAACCGCTACAGCCAGACCGGCAACGAGGCAGACCTTAATCCGAACGTCGCTAACCGCAACAAAGGCGGGCGGCGCAAACCGAAAAAGAATTTTTTCAGTGACGAGGCCATCGAAAAGCTGGAGCAGATTTTCTTTGAGCAGTCTTTCGAATATCAGTTGCACTGGTATCGCGCCGGGCTTGAGCACCGCATCCGCGATATCCTGAAATCCCGCCAGATTGGCGCGACGTTTTATTTTTCCCGCGAGGCGCTGCTGCGCGCCCTGAAAACCGGTCATAACCAGATTTTTCTGTCGGCCAGTAAAACGCAGGCGTATGTGTTCCGCGAATACATCATCGCCTTTGCCCGTCTGGTTGACGTTGACCTGACCGGTGACCCGATTGTCCTGGGCAATAACGGCGCAAAACTGATTTTTCTCGGCACCAACTCCAACACCGCACAGAGCCATAACGGCGACCTGTACGTCGACGAGATTTTCTGGATCCCGAATTTTCAGGTACTGCGTAAGGTGGCATCAGGTATGGCCTCACAGAGTCACCTGCGTTCGACCTATTTCTCCACCCCGTCCACGCTGGCGCACGACGCCTACCCGTTCTGGTCAGGTGAACTGTTCAACCGGGGACGCGCCAGCGCCGCCGAACGCGTGGAAATCGACGTCAGTCATAACGCCCTTGCCGGTGGGCTTCTCTGTGCGGACGGCCAGTGGCGGCAGATTGTCACCATTGAGGACGCCCTGAAAGGTGGCTGCACGCTGTTCGACATTGAGCAGCTCAAACGTGAAAACAGCGCCGACGATTTTAAAAACCTGTTCATGTGTGAATTTGTTGACGACAAGGCGTCGGTGTTCCCGTTCGAGGAGCTGCAACGCTGCATGGTCGACACGCTGGAAGAATGGGAAGACTATGCGCCGTTTGCCGCAAATCCGTTCGGCTCCCGCCCGGTATGGATTGGTTACGACCCGTCACACCGTGGCGACAGCGCCGGATGCGTGGTGCTGGCACCGCCGGTGGTGGCCGGTGGCAAATTCAGAATACTTGAGCGTCACCAGTGGAAAGGCATGGACTTTGCCACCCAGGCTGAATCCATCCGCAAACTCACCGAAAAATATAACGTTGAATACATCGGTATTGATGCCACCGGCCTCGGTGTCGGCGTGTTCCAGCTCGTGCGCTCGTTCTATCCCGCCGCGCGCGATATCCGCTACACGCCGGAAATGAAAACCGCAATGGTGCTCAAGGCAAAAGACGTTATCCGCCGAGGCTGTCTGGAATATGACGTCAGCGCCACCGACATCACCAGCTCGTTTATGGCTATCCGCAAGACCATGACCAGCAGCGGACGCAGCGCCACCTATGAGGCCAGCCGCAGCGAGGAAGCCAGCCACGCCGACCTCGCCTGGGCGACCATGCACGCCCTGTTAAATGAGCCACTCACCGCCGGTATCAGCACTCCGCTGACATCCACCATTCTGGAGTTTTACTGATGAGCAAGAAAAAAGGGAAAACACCGCAACCTGCGGCAAAAACAATGACCGCCAGCGCCCCGAAAATGGAGGCATTCACCTTTGGTGAGCCGGTACCGGTACTCGACCGCCGTGACATTCTGGATTACGTCGAGTGCATCAGTAACGGCAGATGGTATGAGCCGCCGGTCAGCTTTACCGGTCTGGCAAAAAGCCTGCGTGCTGCCGTGCATCACAGCTCACCGATTTACGTCAAACGCAATATTCTGGCCTCGACATTTATCCCGCATCCGTGGCTTTCCCAGCAGGATTTCAGCCGCTTTGTGCTGGATTTTCTGGTGTTCGGTAATGCGTTTCTGGAAAAGCGTTACAGCACCACCGGTAAAGTTATCAGGCTGGAAACCTCACCGGCAAAATATACCCGCCGTGGTGTGGAAGAGGATGTTTACTGGTGGGTGCCGTCCTTCAACGAGCCGACAGCCTTCGCGCCCGGCTCCGTGTTTCACCTGCTGGAGCCGGATATTAATCAGGAGCTGTACGGCCTGCCGGAATATCTCAGCGCCCTTAACTCTGCCTGGCTGAATGAGTCGGCCACGCTGTTCCGCCGCAAGTATTACGAAAACGGCGCACATGCCGGATACATCATGTACGTCACCGATGCCGTGCAGGATCGCAACGATATCGAAATGCTTCGCGAAAACATGGTCAAGTCGAAAGGCCGCAACAACTTTAAAAATCTGTTTCTCTATGCCCCGCAAGGGAAAGCCGACGGCATTAAAATTATCCCGCTCAGTGAAGTGGCAACGAAGGACGATTTTTTTAATATCAAAAAAGCCAGCGCCGCTGACCTGCTGGACGCGCACCGCATCCCCTTTCAGTTGATGGGCGGCAAGCCGGAGAACGTCGGGTCGCTGGGTGATATTGAGAAAGTGGCAAAGGTCTTTGTCCGCAATGAGCTTATCCCGTTACAGGACAGGATCCGCGAGATAAACGGCTGGCTCGGCCAGGAGGTCATCCGCTTTAAAAACTACTCACTGGACACTGACAACGGCTGAACATCGCCGCCTGCGGGCGGCTTTTTTACACCCCGTCATCACGCCCTCACACGCTCACCACCGCACAAAACACCCCGCAGACACACCAACGCCCCGGCGCACAATATAAACGCCATCACGACGCGCTCAGACGCTGAAAAAATAAAATCAGCACCACCGCCAGCGCGCAGTGCTTTCCCCGCCTCGCCCGCCCGCTTCATGGGTCGGTTTGAATGCAGTTGAATTACAACTACCAAATCAAGCAATCCCTACTATTACGCAGAAAATGCATACTGAAATACCTCGTGCAAATTGATGCAGCTAAGTATGCATAGGTTTTATGCCTCAACGTATACGTTATCAAACAGAGCCCTGTTCAAATACAGTATCAAAATATGGTAGGAGAGGATAAGCACACAGAAAGAAAATCAGGATGCATGCATATGTCGTTGTTTCATCGTAACAAGCATTAGTATATAAATTACCATGTGCTAATTTATGTCTTAAGGTTGCCCCACTCTTTCTATTAAAAAGAACATCGATAGTTAAAACAAGATTCTTAGAAAAGATACTTTCCAAATCATCTCTGCATTTATCTAGAAGCTGAGAAATACTTGTTGACTCCTCTAATCCCTTATCCAAATATCTAGTAGCATCCTTTCCACTAAGCTCATAATAATAACGAACCATACCTTCCATTTGTGGTATTAAAAGATAAGCTGCACTGATGTAATCTCCCTGCCATAATTTGTAAAAGCCCAAATTAAAAATCTCCCTAAACTCCGGCTTGACAATTGGACTAGTTGTAACTAATTTAACGAATGTTGACAACGTCAAGCCATGTTCTTGAGAAAGTACATAGCGAGCAGGTTCAAAGACACCGTTTACAAAAATCTTATGAGTAATCTCGAAATTTCTTAGATATTGATCAATAACAACATCATCACTCATATCTTTTTTATTATCCAACGGCGGGATTGTATATACCTTACGCCCACTCTCATCATTAATTTCTGTTCCAACAAAACTAGAGAATAAACTTTTTTCTGATAATCTTAAAACTTGCTCCCTCATGCTTTCAATATTTTCAATCGGTGTTTCACGCATTAAAACTTTGAATATATCGGGCAAAGAACGCCCCGTCAGTTTTTTTTCACTTTCAGCAACCAAGTCACTAATATCAATAGAATGGCTTAAAGTGACATATTCACTCCTTACTTCTTCTCTCAAATTAGCAAGTTGTTCCTTTAAATCTTCTATCTGTTGTCTATCACCACCGTACTGTCTTAATTCAGAGATAGCTGTTCTTAACCAAGAGATCTTACCCATATTATCAGGTCGATCTGTTGCAACTTTAATAGTAATATTTGCAGATGCCAGTTTACATCTCTTGGCACGTTCATACTCACCATTTTTTTCATAAATAACTGCACTTGTCATATAAAGTGATTTTACAGCATCATAATATTTTTTATCTTTATGCTGCTCAGCCATCTTCTCAGCATTTTCCGCATACTGCAGATTATACCCATCAAAATCACGCACCATAAACCAAGTCAAATTATTGAAACCTTCAAAGATTAATCTTTCATTTTGAATACTATAAAGAGAATGAATGGCATTTTTAATCGCCATGTTTCCTTCTGATTTTCTAGGGTAGACCATTTTATTAATGTGCAAAGCCCTAGCAATATAATCACGAGCAAAAATAAAGCAATTTAAATCACTTTCATTCATGCTTTCGTTTTTTATTATTAGTTTTTCAATTGCTATATTTAGCATTTCAGCATAGGAATCAATTGCTTTAATTGCCACGTCTTTATTTTTCCGGTTATTACACCAAACAACATCATATATTCTTGATAACAAAAATGGATTGGTTATTTTTTGAGAAACATATAAAAGACAGTCATTCACCTGCTCATCAAAATCTTCAGGCAATATTGATCTTTTATTACCCCAAATCATTTGGGGTTCAAATGATGGAGTGTTGTTAACAACTTGCAAATTGAAACTATATAGCATACCAAAAAGAGATGCTAATTTTTTCTCTTTGGGGTTTTCTGATGATTCAGCAATCCCATCCAGATATTTTTTTATTTTATGTGCATGAAATGTAACTGGTATATGCATAAAAACACTATAATCTAGTGTTTCAAGCTCTTCCCTTGTAAGAACAAAGATATCATTCATCGTTTTCACCTTTTTCAGTATAAATTTGCACACATTATTAGCAACATAATTATCAATAGTTAACACATGCAGATAAACAGCAATTTTACTATTATGCAACAAATTAAATCAGATGTTTATTGCTCTGAATAACAATAAAACCAACTCCACTCATCAGCGACCGGATACGTGAATTTTTTCCCGTCATAATTTACGGTCGCGCCACGCGCCAGCGCCTCAAGGTCCCATCGCTGCGGCCTGATACCGTTCTGAGCAAGGTCAACGCGGATACGGGTAATTTGCATTCTTTCTGACCGGGTCAGTCTGGCAGATGGTGCAATTTCATGCGGTTTTAACGGGATTCCGTTTCTTTGCTGACGATTTGGTGTTCTCAGTCCGTGTTTTAATGCGCCCCTGAGCGCCATCACGACCTCCGGGTCACTCCATTCGATAACACCGTCATCTACCAGATTAAGCACTGCTGCGGCGTGCTCAGAAGGTGTGGGAGCCGGTGACGAAGTATCACCACCGGTGAGCTTTCCACAGTTATTGACAGGACTCCGAGGCGCGGCGATGCCGCTTTTTAAAGTCAAAGGCTCAACGACCGGAACTTTCGGCACAATGCGCCAGTCCGTCGTTCTGGTGATATGAATATGACGCGCGCCGAGATGCGGCGCGTAAATGCCGACCACTCTCTCGACTTCTTCCTCGTACTCGTTAACGTCATCCGACGGACTACGGGCAACCCTGACAGTCTGACAATCGCGCGGAACATTTGCCCCACCCTGCGCGCTGATATACAACGCAAAATCACCTCTGTCTGCGGCAGCGCGTGCAGCCTCGACGCGTTCGTCAAACTCATCAGCAATACTGACGCCGCGAGGCAATTTGCGTAGTTCACGGTAAGCCCCCATTGTCGGCAGGCCAACCGTTTTAAATTGCGGGATGCGCCACGTTGACGCCCATGCGGTAACAGCCGCAGCAGTATCTTTCAGCGGCCTGCCGGTATCGTTATCGAGCTGACCATCCAGTGCATAGCCGTCGATGTTTTTTGAGATGTATTTCGCGATATACCCCGCAGCACCGCCCCGATTAAGGTGTTTTGCCTGAAAACGGTTTCGCGCGGCTCCTCTTTCGTCGCCATCCTCTTTGAGCGCATAGCGACGCATGATTTCGATAATCTGGTTACGCTGGCGCGGATTACAAAAAAGCATCATATGCCAGTGCGGCGTTCCGTCGTGGTGTGGCTCGACGACACGCAAACCGTAGACCTGTAAATCATTATCCTTGAATGCCGTGCGCATCAGGCTCCAGATATGGCAGAGATAACGCTGCGCATCCTTTGGATTAAATGCCTCATCGTTCCAGCCGTGATTTAGCTGGACAGTTTTACTTTCGCCTTTTCCGACCTGACGTGTCGGGTGATACTTTGACGGCGCGGTCAGCGTGATAAACATCCCCACATCACCCTCTGCTGCGGCGTAACGCTCAATACCGGCAATGGTGTTCATCAGCTCCATCCGGCGAATTTCAGGATTAGAAATACTGCCCATCACCTTACTGATAAGGTCGATGCGCTCGCCGGTTTCCCTGTTTTCAAGGTCACACGATTTAAGAAATTCCAGATTTGCCTGGCGGCGCGCACGCACATCACGAATGGCATGTTTACTGGCATAAGGAGAACGGTCTTTATTGACCTCCCCGACAGCAATCAGTAACGCCTCATGCCAGCGCATACGCTGGCCTTTAAGCTGATGAATCCACCACTCATCGTTAAACAGGCGGGCAATGGCAGAATATGCCTGCCTCGTGGTCATCTGCCCTTTACGGTATTTTTTCCAGTAGAGCGGGGAAATATTGAAAGCACGTGCAGCGCCAGCAACATGACCATACAGGTGAGCCTGCGCCTCATCCGTAAACAGCGATTCTTTTTCGCCATGGGCATCCACCCAGGCATCGCAGAGTTCCTCATACATCATGAAAAGCTGCGATGAGATACGGGCGGCAAATTTTTTCAGCTCCTTGTCATTCATTCCCGGCAGGCGCGCATAGTGGTCACGCTCTGCCAGAAACAGTAACGACGCGTCGGTGTTCATTTCATGGCGCTGATTCACGCGCTCAATGCGCGGCCATAAACGACGCTGAAAAGTGGCTGTGAGGAAATAAAACCCGTGCACCGGGCTTTTATTGCGCCGGATGTAGTCATAGCGTGAAGTAAACAGCGAGCGCAAAAAGTAAGGCAGGCGGTTAATCGTGGATAAAACACCTTGCACCTGACGCATCTCGTCACGTGTAAGGGGTCTTTCGCGCCCGACAGCCTCGCGTGGCGTGTTCCATGCATAAGCACCGGTAAACGCCTTACCGGTGCCTGCGGCAAATGCTGACGGAGGGACAAAACGCCCGGAGGCTTTAACGGCCATATGAGCCAAAAGCCTCTGAACAACGCTTGCTGAGTTGCTCAACCTGCGCGTTTAAATCAGCAAAAGACTTTGCGCTTCCGGTCAGAATATCGTGATGCATCAGGCCGGAAACGAGCTGGCTTAATTTCGGGTAATAACCAACCACCGCCAGCCATTCCTGACCGGCGTTTTTACCGCTTTCCGCTCTCTTTTTCTCGTGGAGAATAAACTGAAAGCTGTCACTGGTAACGACATAACGTTCGCCAATTTCGATACGAATACTCATGCCATTCTCCGGTAATGTTTGTTTTTTGCTTCAAAGACTGACTGACAGGAAACACAACGCGTGGCTGACGGATAAGCCGCACGACGGGCAGCAGGTATTGGCGCGTCACACTCTTCGCAAACCAGCGCAGAAGCACCGCAATGTTTTACCCTTGCCGCGTTAATCTGGCGCTCCAGTAATTCAGCCTGTTGTTCCTGAATAAAATCTACGTTGTCCGGCATTACCAGCTCCTTTTATCGTTAAGTTTCCTGGATACATCAGCGCAATAACTGGCGAGTTCTGTCGTTAATTTTGTCAGTTCATCCACGGAGGAAATTTGCTTGTGGAACACAGCGCGTTTAACAAGTAAATTGACCACATCAGACAGGAGGTTTAATTCATTCTGATAAATCGCGATAACAGATTCACTTATGTCGCGTTTTTCTTTATCAAGACAAAGTTGAATAAGAGACAAATCGCCATTTTTCATAACGGCGATTTTTAAGGCGTTATTCAGTAATACAACTGAATGAGAACAGGACATCAAAGCACCTCCCCGCGAGACAATCCGATATTGTGAAATTTTTCCGACTCCTGACTGAGCAGCTCGACTATCTCCACGCGGGATAACTCCGCCTTTGTGATATGGCGAATCATGGCGTCAAGATGAGAAGAAAAGCGCGTCGCAGCATCAGCCTGTGCTTCGGTTCTGGCCTGTTGCAGCAGTAATGCGTATTTACCGCACTGATTTTCAGAAACTGTATGCATGACTTTCTCCAGGCAAAAAGAAGCCCCGCACAATTAAGTGCGTTAAAAACTCTGGTTAATTACTTAATGCAGATATTGCTCTGGTTTTACCGACGTCAGAATTGTCGGTGCATACTCAAACAGACTGAATAATTCACGTAATGCACGGAATAAAGCATCACGCCAGTAACATGATTCTTCATTAATTCGCCAGTATGGCTGGTTAAATTCTTTTTCTGTCAGTCGTGCGTGCATAAATAAAGTGCGACGCTGACTGACTGTTAAAAAACTAATATATGCATACTCACTTGCGCCAACCTGACGGCGTTTTGAGAATGCCCCACGCAATTCATCAATTGCACATACCAATCGTTCACGTTCGACGTCGTTCATTTCTTCAAAACGCATCGTTGCGTGACGCTGTTTTAACTGAGCATGGAAGCAAACCGTTAACCGTTCGCGCTCCATCATCTGATTATAATAATCACATGTATCCTGCCAGCGAGGAACGGCAAGATGCTTACCAATTATCCGGCGCATGGTTGCTGGCTGTTTTTCAACGAGATTGAGCGTCATCACTGTCATTTCCAGACCCTCCGGCTTTTCAGAAAGGTCAGAGCCTTTTTTACCGGACTCTGTTTTTTGGTGCGGATAATGATTCCCTTACGCCCCTTACCGTGGGTGATGGTGAAGTCAATCGCCCTGGGGCTTTCGTTACGCAATAACTGAGCAATACAACGAGGCTCGTTCATCCTTTCCACCTTAAGCCGCACGGCCATGTCTTGATTTGCTGTAACTAATGCGATTTTTCCAGTCATGCCATTCTGTCGGAGCTTCATCAACTAGCTGGGCTGCGTACTTGTCCCACTCACGGCGATTAATCCATAATTCAGCTTTCCCTCTTGGTTTTAATGGGTCTGTCATGTAGAAGGCTGGCAGCTTTCCTGCTTTAGCCATTTCAGCCACCGCGCGTGGTGTCTTACCGATGTAAAGAGCAAAACCTTCTTTCGACAGCAAATCAGATGGGCGCTCTGAAATCTGAATGCTTTTACGTTTGGCTTCATTTTCGAAACTTGCCTCATCGCTAGTTGGACAAGAAATTTCTACATTTGTCGTCACTTTGCTATCCTCCATAAGATTTGCGATTCACCAACTGGAGCCATCTAGAGCCTTTTTGAGCGAATCACAAATTGCCAAGTAACAATATAATTGGAGATTAGCAAAATTATGTCAAGTGAACAAAGTGAGAAACTAAAGCTCATCCGTGAATCCGAACGCCTTAAAACTAAGGAACTTGCTGAATTAATTGGAATTAATTACTACACATATCATGGATATGAATCAGGAAAATCAAAAATGCCTATGGAAGCAGGTATGAAGCTGTTTAAGCATCCACGCTTTCGCAAGTATCGTGACTGGTTCATGTTTGATGAAACAGATCCAGCAGCTGGACAAATAGCCCCGGCTCTCGCACACATTGGGCAAGACTCAACAACCTTGCACCACTCAGACCAGAAGACTGGCTGACGATTTATTCAGCATATGTGTGTAGTAAATGTACGAAAGAAAATTGCATTAATTTTCAAGTAGTAGAAGTAAACAGCGTCATCGGAGGGCTTTATGTCTATTAAAAAGCTCGATGATGGTCGTTATGAAGTGGACGTCAGACCGCAGGGTGCAGATGGAAAACGTATCAGGCGGAAATTTAAAACTAAAGGTGAAGCTCAAGCATTCGAACGTCATGTACTGGTTAACTACCACAACAAAGAGTGGTTGGAGAAACCAGCCGACCGCCGAACTCTTACAGAGTTGTTAGGCAGATGGTGGATATATCACGGAAAATCACATGAGCGTGGAGATATTGAACGGGGGCGTTTAACGACAATAATCGCCAAATTTGCAGAAATGGGAGTGTCCAGAGCTGACCAGCTAACAAAGAAAACGATAACTGATTATCGCGTTGTAATGATGAACGATGGTCTGAAACCAGCCAGCGTAAATCGACATCTGGCAATAATGAGCGGGATGTTCACCAAGTTAATTGACGCCGGTGAATACCACTCTCACAACCCGTTCCGTGAGATTAAACGGTTACGTGAAGCTGTTACGGAAATGGCTTTTTTGTCCAGTGAAGAGATTACGCGGCTGTTATCCATGCTTGATGGTGATGAATTAAATGCAACTCTGGTCTGCCTTTCTACTGGTGGACGCTGGAGTGAAGTGTCTAATTTAAAAGCTGAACACATCATTAACCAGATGGTTACGTTTATGAAAACTAAAAACGGAAAACGCAGGACAATTCCCGTTTCGCAGGACCTGATTAAACGGATCAAGACCAAAAATTCAGGCAGGCTTTTTAATGCCAGTTACTACAAAGTGCGTAACGCTCTCAGGGAAGTAAAACCCGATTTACCTGACGGACAAGCAGTACATGTTTTGAGGCATACATTTGCCACACATTTTATAATGAATGGAGGTAACATAATCACATTGCAGCGCATCCTGGGTCATTCTAACATTCAGCAAACTATGACCTACGCACACTTTGCACCGGATTTCTTACAAGATGCTGTGACTCTTAACCCGGTGTCAGGAATGTCCATAATGCGTCCATAA